TTCTATTGCTTGGGCGCATTACAGGTTCCGCTGTGCTGCTCGGCTGCTGCACGATGGCTTGAGCATCTGCGGCAGTTGGGATCTAGCCCAGCGGTGAGCATGCGTCCGTGAGAACAGGCAGTTCTCTTCCGTCTTGCGGCCCGATCGTCTCGATCGTCGTTTGAGTGGCTAGCGACGGTCATCCTGCGCCCGTGCATCCAACGCCATCGCCATCACGGGATGCTCGCGCCCAAATCGCGACAGGGCATGCGCGCAAGACGCACAGAGCAGCGCAGTCTTGATGTCTGAGCCATGTGGGGCGACCATCCCATTAGCCTCGACCGGGTGCGGACGGTCGAGGTCAAGGGCGCTCTGGCGCTGCTTGCCGGATCAGACCTGGGCTATCACACCCAGACGATAGGCACCCGGTTCTGAGTTAGACAGACTGCTCCGCCAGGAGGCGCTGCACTGTGCCCGTGCCGCAACCCAGCTGCTTGCCGCTCTTGACCATGGACCGCGCGAACATGACGGCCTTGGCTAAGTCATCATGCGCCCTCCCCTGACACTGCAAGCCGCTTCAGCACACGCTGTAGCTGTATCAGGGACCAAGCGCCGCCGCGCGCGGTCGGGACGCCGCTGCGGTTTAGCTCCTCGACCATCTTCCGCTGCGTGAGCTCCTGGCGCTCGAAACCTTCCAATGTCGTGCGCAACGCTTCGGCGCGGCCCCTGGCGGCTTCCTGCACGGCGCGGTTGTCGGCGATCAGCTTGGGGTTGCCTAACTTCTTGCCCCGCGCCTTGGCGGCTTGTAGCGCTGCCTTGGTACGCTCGGAGATGCGATCGCGCTCCCACTCGGCGATCACGGCCATGATCTGCACCATTGTTTTATCCGCAGATGGCATGTCTACGGCTTTGAACCGCACGCCGCTTTCCAGCAAGCCGGTCAGGAAGTGAACGTTGCGGGTGAGCCGGTCGAGCTTTGCAACAAGCAGCGTTGCCTTCGCCTTCTTGGCCGTCGCGATAGCAGCCTGCAGCTGAGGGCGGTTCTTAATCCGCTTGCCGGATTCGATCTCGACGAACTCGGCTATAACCTGCCAGTTCCCACCGTTCAGGTACTGCTCTACCGCAGCGCGTTGTGCCTCGAGCCCCAGTCCGCTCGCGCCCTGCTGCTTAGTCGATACCCGGTAGTAGGTCACATATTTGCCGCTGTGTTCGCTCATGACTGGCCCCTATTTCCCGTATTGACAACATCTTCTCACGAACGTCTGTATGTAGTCAACTGGGTTTCAGGCATTAGCGAACGTTGCGTTAGGGCTTACGGGTATAGCAAGGGTTCACGGGGCGATGCAGCATGAAAACGCGGGACGGCGTAGGCTGTCGGTGGGAGGTGACATGCCATGCGCTTCGTCTTAATGCTGCTGCTGATTGCGGCGGTCCCTGCTTGGGCTGAGTGGGTGAAGGTCACCGAGGCAGGCGGGATTTCCTTCTACATCGACCGCGCCACGATTCGCAAGAAAGGCGACATGCGTAGGGTCTGGGTATTACAAGACCTGAAGGAGGCAGGTTACAGGAGCGAGATGTCGCGGCGAGGGCTTGAGGAATACGACTGCGAGGAGGAGCGATACAGGATACTCACCGCGAGCTCGCATTCTGGGCCCATGGCTGGTGGAGATGTCCTTGGCATAGACGACTCCCCAGGCGAATGGTCCTACATCGGCCCCGGTACACCTGCCGCGATCATGCTTGGCATTGTCTGCTCCAAGTAAGGCCCCGCGTTAGCGCCCTGTGACGCGGCGCCGATAGGACGATGCGACCTGGCTCAAGTCATCCATGCCTGCGCCGGGTCTCCCGAATAAACCAGCGCTCCAATGCTGGGTGTGATGAAGTTGGGGGAGAGCTTAGGGAATACGGCGCCCAGGTCAGGGTCGACAATCCGCGCCATTGCATCCAGCAAGTCGTCGTGTATGCCCACCGGAAACGCCAGGTACTCCTCCTCAATGAAGTCTTGCACCAGATTGCGCATACCGCCTTGGGCGTCGGTGCGGTGCAGCGTCTCGGGCAACCAGATGCGGCCCTGCTCGAACAGCGGCACCAGCTTGCGGATTCGGTCTTCCTTGCCCTGCTGACCTGACAACTCGGTGATCCTGAATCGGTAGCTTTCCTGGTCTTGCACTTCCAGGATGTGCTCAATATCGCTCTGCGCTCCATACCGCTCGTATCCAACCGCCAGGGGCTGATGGATGCGATGCATTTCCATCAGTAGCTTCGTCCGCTCTGCTAGGTTGAGGCGATCACGAATCATGTCGAGGAGGTAATAGTTTTTGTCCTGCGCCAGTCCGATCACCAGCATTGCGGTGTAGTCGCTGCGCTTGCGCTTGCTGTTCGCGGGATCGACGACGATGTACTTGTTGACGCCCTCGCCCGGGCGAGTCTTGTAGTGCAGCAACCACTCACGGCGGAATTCACCGCCACCCGCCGGCCTCGGCCGCTGCTGGTAGAGCGCTAACCAGTTTCTCGTGTCGCGCTTCGCCTGTTCAACCTGCTCTGGCTTAAACCACTCGGGCCAGAGTAGCTCACCAGGCTCGCGCCCCAATGGGTCGTCGTCCTCCGCCTCCATGGGCAGACTCAGCACTTCCCAGCGCTCGCCTCCGCGCTCTGCGTCCTTGAGGATACGTCCTGCTAGATCGTCCTCGTGCCAGCGTTGCATGATCAGCACGACAGCAGCACCGGGCTTCAACCTAGAATAGAAGTCGGCTTTGTACCACTCCCATACCCGCTCGCGGTCGTGCTCGCTGTCCGCCTGCTCCCGTCCTGCAATCGGGTCGTCGATAATTCCCACGTCCGCCCGGTATCCAAGGATTGCACTGCCGACACCAGCAGCGTAGAACTCCCCGCCGCTCATTGTATTCCACCGCCCCGCCGCCTGGCTGTCGGCAGCGAGACGAGTATCGAACACGGATTGATAGTCAGGCTCGCTGACGAGATTGCGAACACGCCTGCCGAACCGCTCAGCGAGTTCCGTCGTGTGGCTCGCCGCCAGCACTGAACGCTTGGGGTGTCTGCCGAGATACCACGCGGGGAACAGTAAGGAGCAATAGGTACTCTTTGCCGATCCGGGGGGCATGAGCACCATGAGCCTGGGGGTCTCACCGCGCTCTACGGCCTCGAGCTTCTCGATCAGGAGCAGATGGTGGCGTGCGGGCACATATCCGCCGACGCCTACCAGGCGCGTGCAGAACTCAGTGAGTGAGGCTCGAGCTTTCCGGCGGCTCAGAATCTCCGCCGCTATCTGCTTGCGACTCGGCGAGAATGGCAACGAGCTCATGCTCGGAGTATTCCTTCAGCGAGCGGCGAAGCGTGACTGTCTGCTCCACCGATGACAAACGCGGGTGCACATAAGGTGCCGCGGCAGACGCGGCAGCTAGACGAATCTTGAGCCACTCAGCCTCGGTCAGCTCCTCGGGGCGCCCCATCTGCATTACCTGAAGCATGAAGTCAAGGGGCGTGAGCTCCATCGATCCAAGCAGACGACGCGCCGCTGCAAGAGTCACCCGGTTTGGTACTCCCTTCTGCCTGCCGCCGGTCTTGCGCCCCTTTGCCATCTATCGTCAGTCTACTTTAGATATGTAGTATCTACTTCATAACTGGGGAACGGTCAAGAAGCCGGGGGCGTCCCGACTTCTCGGTCCGGCATTGAGCGGCTCGAGGAGCCAGGCATCCGGGTTGACAGGCTCTCCCATGAGCTCGCCCGGTGATCCATTAGTCGCCTTCGTCATCGTTGCCATCTTCGTCCGCACCGGACTCCCGATCGCCCACACCTCGGGGGTCATATTCGTTCAAACTCCCGTGTTCGGGGTTTCTATCCGTCATGGCGTCAGGAAGCCCGCCAGTATTGGCTCCTGACGGAATTGTGATCCGTAAGGTGCCATCATTCCTGACGGATACGGAATCCGTCAGGTTGACCGCCAGTATTGCGTCCTGACGGACTGACGGATCGGAGAGGGAAGATCGGGGGATGAAGCGTGCAAAGGTCTCCTCGAACCGCTCTCGTAGGTATCCCTTGGCTGTCTTTCCGGTATGCAACCAGATGGTCCCCGGAACGATGCCGAACGGCTTGAGCAAACCGGCAAGCTGTCTGGAAGTCATCGGTTTGCGAGCTCTGCCGTATGCTGACCATGGCCTGTCGGTGTCCTTGGTCAACTCGGTGATCAGCTCCTCGGTCGTGAATCTGTCGCTATCCGGCGCCGCCTTCTTTTCGAAAGCGGCGTTGATATCGACTAGCAGTTGCACACGGATCGAGTCCGCATCAGGCTCGCTACCGCTCAATGCCGCTGCTGCCGCACGGGCAAGCTTGGGCCAGTCTCCGCCCGCCAAGTCCGCCACGGCATAAAGCGGTCGCCAGTTGTCCGCCAGACGGTTGAATAGCTCGCCCATGTCCGGGTCCGCGCTCTCGAGCTCTTGACGATGATCCGCCGCCCAGCGGGCGAGCTTGCGGGCAAGCTTGTGCTCAGTCTCGAGGTGTCGGCTGTCGAACCGCTTGCCGATCTCGCCCCGCTTGGCTCGCACCAGGTTGATTACGATGGAGCGGTCGTGCAGCGTTCCGGGCAGCTCGCCGATGCCCGCCAGGACTACTGGCGTGAACACCTTGAACGTGCGCACCTGGTTCTTCTCCCCCTCGCATCGGGCGAATGTTGCCCCCCGCTTGTGTCCGGAATTGAGCGCTCCGATCAGCTCCTCCTTATCGACCAAGGACCGATCAATCTCGTCAACCAATAACGTGGGCGCCTTCGCGTCGATCAGTCTGAAGAACACCGCGGTAGAGAGGTTCTCCAGCAGCAACGCCCGCTGCGATAGGGACTCGATTACGTCCAACAGTGTGCTCTTACCACAGTTCTTCTCCGGGGAGCGCACGTTGAGACGCGGGGTTTTGTGGAACACATCGAAGACATGGGCATGGGCGATCCACAACGCAACCGTATGCGCGGCGATTTCCGGCATAGGGACATACTGTCGGATCAGCTTAGTGCACTCCTCGAGGACTTCCGCCATGTCCACCGTCTCACCCCACGGCTCCACGTCCCTGACTTGAACACTGGCGCCCTGCAGCTCGCCCGCTTGTTCATTGCCTGCTCGCTGCTTCTTTACCGCGGCGTCCAGAGCGGACACGCGCATGCCGAGCGCTTCGGCTTCCACCTCTCTGACGGTCTCATAGTCGAGCACTGGCAGCCTCGCTAGTCTGTCCACCGCAGCGACGATCCTGGCATCTGCCGATACTGCTGGGAGATGCGTCAGCGGTGATCGCGTTGAGCTGGCCAGCTTGACTACCGACGCCTTGTAGCCGATTGCCTGCAGAAAATCAGCATCCCCTCTGTTGGTGCAATGACTGTGCAGACATTTGAAGTGTCCGCGCTCGTAGCCCCCGGTATTCGGGGCGAAGTAGGTTGTTTCCCCCTGCCCGCCAGCGGTCGTATGATCGCGCTCGAATGGGCAAACGATATCGACCCCACCATCGGGCCGATGCCGCTTGATCAGTCCCCGCTCGGTCAGCTGGGCGATCACCGGGTCTGTGATGCGGATCTGCTTTAACCGTTCGGATTTGGATATTCCAGTCTTCCCCGACGGCAAGATCGCGGGGATGTGGAACTTGCGCAGCTCGTCGATCACGGCATTAGGCGTCTTGTCGTCAGTGCTGACCCCGAACCGGTCGGCCAAGTGCTTGAGCCCCTGCGTGATGAACGCGGGCACGCCGCCCGCGTCCACCGCCCCCAACAGCTCATCGAGCGCGGCGAGCTTTGCATCGATTTGATCTAGGCAGCGACCGTTGACTCTCTGCGTCTGGTAGCTAGCGCCCCGCACTTTGCCGATGTAGTAGCTCTGACTCAGCGTAAACGACTCCGGCGCGAGGATACCCCCCAGCGCGCCGTTTAGCCGGGCCAGCAGATGCGCTCGCTCCCCCGGGGGGAGGGGTGAGATAGCGGGCACAGCACGCGCCAGCGGGGCGCCTGCTCGGTGTGGCTGGGACTGGTGTATATCACCGCGGTGATGCCGGCATCGGATAACAGCATCGCAGCTTCGTTGATCCGCACCTCCCCAGCGTCGTAGTCGCCCTCGAGCCCAGTAACCTTGAGGACATTGGCGTCGTGGCGCAGACTGCCTTTCTCCGTGCGCTGTTGGCCGAACGTAGCCAGCTTGATTAGCGGACAATCCTGCTTGCTCGCAAACTCTTTGGTCGGTGAGGCGATGTATTGAACGATCCGCTCCCACGGCCAGGTGGACGCCTTGATACTCGAGCCGCTCACGTCCGGGAATATGCTGAATGCCACAGTCAGGAGCTCCGCGGGCGGGATAACATGGGATGACTGCTCGAAGGAAAACGCGCTGCTTGTGCTCGAGTTCATAGCGCGCCCCTCCTGCGCAGCCGCTCGATTGCCTCAGCAGCCAGACGGATATGCAATTGGTGTTGCGCCCAGTCTCGACAGTCAGCACATATCGCCCGCTGCTGATCGCCTGTACCTGGGATCGTCGCTCCACAGCTCGTGCAGCGCATCGTGAGCTTCGCGCTGGCAAAGCAGATGCAGTTCTTGCCCGGATTGGTACTCTCGGGGAGGGTCGTGATAAGATGGCCACTTGGTTTGGTTTGGTCCGTACCATCTTCCCGCCCCCCTGCTCGCAGCTCGGGGGCGTTTTTCATCATGTGCCGCTCTTCTTGCGCGCTACCGGCATGGTGCGATGGAGGGTCTTTGTTGCTGATGCTGGCGGGCTCGATCGTTGGCCACGACGTAGCCAGGCGAAGAATTTCGGCTTGTCAATCAGCACCCGCCGCCCCACCTGAACAAACGCGCCTGCCTCGGCAAGACCGTTTGTAGCCTCATTGAAGCGTAGCCACCGCAAAGATCCTTCGGGAAAGGCGCGGTTCTCACGGCTGAATTCTGCGAACGAGGTGAAGTCCCCGTCTCGCGGTAGTTGCTCAGTTTGCATTGCATCTCCCTAACGTTGCTGAACGTTGGGGATTTTGGCGTGCGAAACGGACACCACAAAGCATTGTCCCTTTCGCAGATTTGAACTACCTGGAGTTACTTCCTTGACGTGCGCGCCAGGATGCGGCGAATTCTTCTCTTCTGGGTCTCTGGCGCTTTCCCCTCCATGGCAAGCTGCCGGGAGAATCGTTGCGCGAGGATCGCTACCCGCTGACGGGACGGGATTTCCGTCCGAATGAGCTCGTCATATGCAGCAGCAATCCGCTCATCAAGTGCCTTGTTCTGGACAGCGGCCTTCTGCCCTCCCGCTTTCGGCCCTTTCAGCCGCAGCTCACGTTCTTCGTGAAGCTGAGCGGTTGTCAGGACGACTGCCTTGACTGCTCCTTGAGATAACTCGAGAAGTTCCGAGGGAGTGGGTTGGAACGTCCCCACGTCTCGGAGGGATATCAGGCGGCCCCGATAGTCCCGCCGGTCAGGCGCGATCGACAATGGCGCGGCACGCTTGGGCTTGCTCATCTTACTTGCGCCAGCTTGCGCGCCAGGTCTTCGGCCTTCGGGTGGTAGTAGCGCATGAGCATGCTTGGCGTCTTGTGCCCGGTCACCCGCATTGCCTCGTGCATCGGGAGCAGATCGCACATGCGCGACACAGCCTCGTGGCGCAGGTCGTGAAATTTCAGGTTCACGATCCCAGAATCGACGCAGGCCTGTCGAAACGTCCGGATCACGTCGTCCTGCTTCATTGGGAAAACTGGCGTACTCGAGTCGAGTGACCGGGGCAACGCCTCCAGGATCTCAATCGCCTGAGTCGACAACGGCACGTCGCGTGATTCGGAGTTCTTGGTGTCGTGCAGCTTGGCCACGCGCTTCTGCTGGTCTACGTCGGCCCAGGTGAGGCTGAGCAACTCGCCCTGACGCATGGCCGTCTCGATCGCTAACTCCGCAAGCGGCGCCATGTACGGTCCCAGCTGCGCCAGTTTTTCAAGTAGAGCCTTCTGCTCGTCTGGAGTCAGGCGACGCTCGCGTTTTCGGGAGGCGCCCGGCATCGTCACGCTCTGGATTGGGTTGCGTAGTCCCTCCATGCCCCAATCCTTCGCCGCGATCTTGTAGAGCTTGCTTATCAGCTTGAGCTCGATCGCTATGGTGTTCTCTGCCCTGCCCTCTTTCCGCCGCTTGTCGCGGTACTCGGCGAAGTCTGAGCCGCGTAGTTGAGACAGGAACCGCAGCGCGAGCGGACTCTTCTGCCAAGCCTTCACGCGGTCCTGCTCGCGGCGGGCACCTTTCTTGGTCGGCGTGATCTCGCGCAGGTAGCGGTCTAGCGCTTCCTTGAGCGTGGTGCGGTGCCCCTCGGCAGAGACCGCAGAGCCTTCTTCGATCGCGACCTCCATGCGCTTGGCCCAGGCTTCCGCCCTGGTCTTCGACGTGAAGGTCTCGGTAACGTGCGGGAATCCGCGCTTCCTGACCATCGCGCGGAAACTGGTTGTGCCATCTGCATTCTTACGCTTCTGGATCGTGGCCATGAGTGCCTCGCTGCGTTGTGTTGTGCCGTTCTGTAGCACGTTGGGACGAATTGTGCCGCCAGTGTGCCATAGACTGCAAGCGAGATGGTATGATCGAAGTGATGTTTTATAACATATTGTTTCTATGGTGCCCGGAGCCGGACTCGAACCGGCACGGCCTTGCGGCCAAGGGATTTTAAGTCCCTTGTGTCTACCTGTTCCACCATCCGGGCGCGCATCG